GCAGGATATGCAGCTCTGTCAGGATTGCATCTCGCTCCTTTTCCAGTTCGATAATAACTTTGTATAGCTGGGATACCAGAATGTCAGATGGAATCTCTATGAACTCATCTTTAGAAAAGTCAACTATACGCAACGGATTACTCATGAATGTGCCTCTCGATCAAATACTCCCTTGAGAGTACTGAAGCCGTTCTTTTTCTGTATGACTAGTTCCTTTGAAAACTTGTCTTTCAACGAGTTCTTATGGGTCACGACGTAAATAGTTCCAAAGGAGCTTTGCATATCCTTGAGCAGCTCTACTATAGCATCATCGCCAGCTTCGTCAATGCTATCCAGGACTTCGTCTATGGCCCTGAAAGACAGCTTCTTTGAAACTCTCAAGGATGCCAGGTCACCTAGGGACAAAGCTATTACTAAGGCAGCTCTTGCTCTTTCGCCCTTGCTAGAACCCTTCCACCTTGAACACCCATGCTGTTGACTAACCTCTATTTTGAGTTTGTCAACTACCTTACCAGACTTTTGCAAGGTCTTGGTATTAAATACTACGGACATCTCTCCTGCCGTAATGCGGTCGCAGTAGTACTTAGCACGCTCATTGAGATACGGTACCACATTCTCCATCATGTTAGAACGAATACCACTAGCAGAGAAGGCTTTAACCCAAAACTCATAATGCGCCAGCTCTGTTACAGCCGTCTGCAGAGTTTCTACTAGGAGGTGAATAACATCTTCCAGCTCCCTTTGTCGCTCTTCCTCAGTCTCTATCAGAGATACAAACTGGTTAGTCTTTGCTTCCAGAGCTGTTAGTCTAGCACAGTTATCTGTGTAAATCCGCAACTTTAGCTTCGCTTCGCGTTCTAAGAAGGATAGTTCCTTCTTCTGTGCGTCTATGTATTTTTGCTTTTCATTGAGAACTTCATACTCTTCTTCTAACTGCTCGACCAGTTCTGTAGCGGCCTTGGTTTGCTTGATATGCTCATCGCTAGTAGCTAGAGTCGCAGTATTCAAAACCTTTAGGTCATCCGTATTTTGGGCTAGCTCTGCACGAAGGTCAAGTAGGACTTTACTTTTGTGCGAGTCATCGACACACAGGAAGCAGGTAGGGCAGGTACTTAAGTTTTCAAAGGTATTGATTCTCTTAACTATAGCTTTCCGATTAGTGTTTATCACACTTTGCTCAGAGGCATAGTTCAAAGCAGCCATCTTACTTTTGTTATGCACAACCGTTAGGGCAGCCTTGGCTTCCTTCAGTTTATTGGCAATCTCCACTAGCTCAGGCAAATTCGAAGCGAGCGAGGTTCTAGCTTTAACCAGATTGTCTGCGGCTCTAGCTTCTAAAGCGCTCTTCTTCTTCTCTATCTTAGCGCTCTTAAGCTCGACTTTATGGTCATTATCAAACAAGTCCCTATTGGCCTTGAGACTAACTAGTCTTAAGGCGGTTTGGTTGAGCTCAGCTTTGCTACTAGATAGGGTTTGCCTGTCTACCAGTATTACCTTCTCTAGGGCCTTTACCTTCTCTTTAGCCAAATCATGGGCTATGGATAGTTCCTCGGTATGTAGAATCTTCTCTAGCAGCTCCTTTATGTCAGCGTCTGACATGGCGGCTACTTCGCGCCCTAGTCCAGGCATAAGAGTGCAGAAGGTCTCGTAGTCCATGCCCATGACAGCATTGATCTTCTCTTGGGTCATCTCATTGGTGCTAGCGCTAATGCAAGTGCTATTGACTTCCAGGATTAGGTCATTTGTCTTCTCGCTTGTAGAGTCCTTACGTGTACGGATTACATGGACAGGGGAACCATCGTCATTGTCGAGAAAGAGTTCAACCTTACAATCCTTCCCTACCTTATTATGTATGACATCATCGGCCTCTATTGTGGCATCTGGAGGGCTAGGTACCTTGCCATACAAGGCATAGGTAATACCAGACAGTACTGTAGATTTACCACTGCCATTGCCTGAAGCTTTGGGGGCATCTTGGTTGTCTCCAGAGAGAAGGACTAAGCCAGGGATATCTAAGGGGATATCCACGTCAATTCCTGTACTCATGAAGTTACTCATCAATAAGCGCCGTAGCTTCACTCTCATCCTCCTTCGTTAGGGTTATAAGGGCAGTTAGCCGGTACTTACCGCTAGGAATAGCAGCTCCATTTAGAGGTTCTGCTAACGCATCAGTAAGAATCTTCCTAAGGCTTCCAGTCTCAAAGACTTCCAAGTCTACTTGGTATGATACTACTTCTGAGCTCCCTAATAGTTCTATTCTGGACATATAGTCCTCTTTGCTTCTTGAAAGATGTTTACCATTGCGGTCTCCATATCCGTTGGATACCATTTAGAAACTCTCTGTACTCCAAAAATCATAACATAGTGCTTACGTCCGTCAGAGGCTATTCTGAAACCGTCTTGGTCTTTAAAATAGACAAGAAACCCTGTATTTGAGTTCTGTAAGTTCTGCAAGCGAGGGATACATTCTATATTAAAGCTATAGGCGGTATTAAAGTAGTCATACACAAAGGTAATATCTGAAACCGCTGGATTTATCATTCTAGCTTCTGTCTTGCCTCAAGCAACAACTCTTTACCCAGAGCAGTCAAAGTTTCTTTATCTAAAGTATTAGCTTTGCTAGCAACCCACTCTTCTAAGATAGTATCGGCTGAGACTGCTTTCTCTGAGAGCTCAAACTCTTCTTCAGTTACTGCCGGTGGGATCAACTCTAGATAAGCAGGAATACCACCGATATTAGCAAGCATGTAACCTTGTACTGTCTTCAAGAGTTCCTCGCTGATAGGCTCGTCCACGTGGTACTTTACGAAATCACGAGGGCGAACGCCAGTCAAATCGGATGAGGTAAGTTCATGAAACCTAGGTAAAGATTCACTGGTAGGGATGTGCTCTACATTGATTACTTTATCATTAGTAATACTGACATGGATAAAGCCTCGCTTTCCACCAGCGTCACTCCAGTTCATTTGGTGGGTAGCTCCTATGATCCACCCATTATCAAATACCTGTTGATGCTCATGCAGATGGCCTCCGAGAACAATGTCATATTTCTCACGAGGGATATCAGTCACGCTAAGGTCGTGATCCTTTACTAATACAAAGTCAGTCCCTACCTTGGCACCTTGAATACCTGAATGAATGAGCAGTATAGTATGAATCATTGTAGGACGGTTGATCGAAGGGACAGGGTCCAGAGGGTAACCGTAGCCTGTAAGCAAGTCACAAGGGTCATTGTTATTCATATCCTCAATAAGAGCAGCCCGGTTCTCTGTATAGGACACCCCTCGGATGTGCATGAAAACATTAAAGTGTCCACGTAAATAGACAACAGGATTTATCTTATCTATAAGTAATACATTTGGCAAAGCCCACAATGAAGAAAGACTGTTGATAGTGCCGTCTTTATCCACTACATCGTGGTTGCCGTAAATCAATACAAACTGAATCTCAGGATAGTTTTCATGCGCCCATTCAAAGCAAGCAAACACAACGTTTAAAGCGTCCTTAGAGATCATCTTTTTGGAATGATATAAATCTCCTCCGAACAGAATATAGTTAATGTCATGCTCATGGGCATATGTAACCATCTCTACAAACTGCATTCCGGCGTCTACTAACCTAGAGTTTAGGCCGCGCATACCAAACAGGTCAGTTGTATTATTGGCACCAAAGCTAAACTCGTGTACGTGCCAATCCGAGAAGGCTAAGAAATCAAGACGGTCGTTCATAATACTCCCAAGAGAAAAGCCCAGACCTAACTGGTTCTGGGCTATTGGTAACTACTAGAAGCTGGTTTACTCTTCTGGTTCTGCTGGAACTTCTTCTACTTCTTCGTCTTCGCTCTTTTCAGCTGGAGCAATAGGAACAGCTTTACGCATAGTTTCCTTTAGATCAGCCTCTATCTTGTTACTCACATCAGGGTTATCCTTTAGGAACTCTAGCACAGCATCTCTGCCGTGTCCTATTTTTTGCTCTCCAAAAGCATAGTATCCTTGACGTGTCTTGTCGAGAACACCATAGGTAACGCCATAGTCTAACAGTTCACCCGCACGATGAATACCAATGCCGTAAATAATATCAAAGTCTGCCTTTTGATGAGGCGCGGCTACTTTATTCTTAATTACCTTTATGTGTGTCTTGTTTCCTATAGTCACTTCGCCAATCTTGATAGCTTTGCCCCTACGAATCTCCATACGCACTGAAGCGTAGAACTTCAAAGCATTTCCACCAGTTGTGGTTTCGCTAGGGCCATACATTACGCCAATCTTTTGACGGTACTGATTTATGAAAAACAGTACACATTTAGACTTATGCACAACTGCGGTTAACTTTCGCATGGCTTGACTCATAAGTCGTGCGTGTAGACCCATTTGCGCGGTCCCCATATCGTCCTCTAGTTCTTTCTGGGGAACTAGGGCAGCTACAGAGTCGACCACTATCATATCAAAAGCGCCTGACTTAACAAGCTCTTCAACAACCGTAAGAGCCTGCTCACCGTTGTCTGGCTGGGAGAGCACAACGTCTCCCATATTTACACCCACTAGGGTAGCTCTCTCTACAGATAGCGCATGCTCTGCGTCTACGAAGGCTACTGTGCCTCCCATCCTTTGGCATTCTGCCAAAGCGTGCAATGTAGTGAGCGTCTTTCCAGAAGCCTCATATCCTGTGATTTCAATGATACGACCACGAGGATACCCGAATCCTCCTAGAGCATGGTCAAGGGCGATAGAGCCGCTGGGGATATATTCTATATCTTTACCAGCACCCCATTCTGAATACTTGACTACTGTGCCGGGGCCAAACTTCTTATTGAGAGCAAAGAGAGCTTTCTTAGCTGCTTGCTTTTTGTCTATTGGTTCTGTTGTTTCTACTTTTTCTTTTGCCATGTTTATCCTTTACAAATACTTTAGATTACTAAACTATTTGGAAAAGAGGTTAGTACCACCATGTAGCTGTTGGACGTCAGAGGTCACCATAAAGCTATGATAGTACTAACCAACCCACCATGTCAGAGTCAGCTTTTCCAGTTTACAACTCTGGGGCTCGACCCTAATGATAGATTTAGAATGTAGTTTTTAAGGGTCCATACAGACCAGTGCCCCATCCCGTTGGCGATGAAAGCGTCACAATCATTGCAGCTGTAATAGCTTCTCTCAAATCCTCCCGAAGGATGGTTTGAGTGCCATTGCTGAAGGTTACTTGGGTGTAACCTTCATCCTCATCATACTCCCAAGCTCTCATGTCGTCTAGGGAGAACCCGCAAGTCTTACCTTGTACATAGCGCTTAGTTGTCATTTAGCTATCGTCTCCAGTTAAATCACTGAGGTCATCCTCATCTTCACCACCGTCGCCATCTACTAGCACTTCGTCATCGTCATTGACTTCGACTTCGACGCGCTTAGGCTTAGTTGCCGATGCCTTAGTTTGCTTGTTCTCAGCGACTAGAGACTTCTTCTTATTGGCAGAACCTGCGATGATACTTAAATACTCCCCGCCAATGCCGTCAGTGAGAAGTTCCCTTAGCTTCGCTTCGTCATAGCGAGCCCCTACGTCCTCCAGCTTAATAAGAGGGTTGTCTTGCTCAACGTTTGACTTCGAAGGCTTTAGATTCGGAGTGACGTTGTACTTCGTCAGGCGACCAGAACCTTGCTTAGAGATGGTAAGATCGTGGCCATGTTCCAGGTCTACGATGTCACCACCAGAGCGCCATAGTGTAATGATAGCGTTGTATACAATGAAGGGCGCTGCATAAACCTGTAGCTTGGCATCTCCTACCTCAAAAGGCACTTCCTTGTCTGGTCGCTCCTTTTTCCAGTCCGCTACATCCTTTGCCGTGTAGGTCTTGTTCTTTGTGTCTATTACAGTGAACAAGTAGCTCTGCTTAGCGCGGATATCATTGGCAAGTTCTTTAGCTGCAGGGTTATCCTTGTCCTTACGTAGTTCATCTACGAAATCACAAATAGGGCATGGCCCACCAAGATGTGGAGTGGATTTAGGGCATAGAATAGGTGCCTTAAACTCCTCAGTAACGTTCCAATGCTGACCTACTACACGCCAAAACTGGCCTTCAAAAGGCTCCTGGTCCGTCCAGGCAGGCATGACACGAAGAGTGGCTGTAGAGCCTTCAAAGGTAAAGAAGCGAATTCCTCCCCCTCCCTTGCCCTGTCCTGCGGCCTTTGCGTCTGCCGCTGCTGCTGCTGCTTCGATTTTTGCTAAGTTTGTCTTAAATGCCATATAAGTATCCTTACTTGTTCTTTGTTAATTGATATAACTATACATTGCAAATAGCTTGCAATTACGATTGTTTATGCTTTTGCCCAGTCTATGACTAGGAGTTGAGTGACATTGAACTAATATCTTACCGCAGTTGGATTGCACAGTCAACCCCCAAATCCAGTAACATGCTGCCAACGTTAATTTCATCGCTTATCGAAGTGCCTATGAGAAAGGGATATCTCAGCCCCTATCTCTGCGCGATACGAAGCGCCGAGACCCACAAGCACATCTTTCCTGTGAGCCATGGCCTCACGTAGGGCTTTTAGTAATCCAGCCTCTTGCCTAGCTTCTAAGAATAAGTTTTGATGCTCTTGATACTCTTGAGCCGTCTTAGCCATACCTTCTACCATAGCTTCAGTAGGCTTCTTGCCACCGTCTAAGGCAGCAGAGTTTCTTGCTCTAGCGTCACAGAGCGCATAGATGCGATCAAGCTCTACTTCTAGCTTTTGGGCATAGGCCATGGCTCGTTCATGTGCAAAGCCAACAATAGCTACTAACTTCGTATGACGTTCGAACTCGTAGTTTAGATTAGTGGAATCAACATGCAAATACTTTTCCATGTCTATCTCATAGTCCTGGCCAGCAATCTTGAAACTGGCTACTTCTAATAGTTCTGCTAGATCTTTCATATATTACTTTCTACTTGATTACCAAAGGCATCCCAGCCAGGGATGTCTTGCCTTGAGAACAGCTCTACCCTAGGACGATTTCCTAGTAAAGCAGTAATGTTATCCCTGAACTCAGCAGGCTTCTTAGAGTGAATGTTATTAGGACGTGGCGCCAGTACTACGTTAGGCATCTTTTCTGTAAGTAGAGGAAAGACTCTGCCCTTAGCTTGAGTAGATGCCACTAATAGATACTCTGCTGTAGGCTTTGTGAAGCTAGGTCTAACGCCTTGGCCGTGTATGATATTACCGCTGTTAGAAGTCTTTACCCATATCTGAAAAACGCTGCGGTATATGAATCCCCAATGTGGAATCAAAAGGCATGCTTCGGACATCTTGGAGCTAGTAGTCCACATGAATAATACAGACTTTTTAGCCTTAATATCTTTGATAGGTAAAGCCACCAACTGGTTTAGATTCATACAGTTGTAATGCTTCCCGGCAGCTTGGTCCTTATCAGGGTCGCCCCAGTACAGCCAAGGCGGATCAGCATAAATAATCTCATAGCCCTTTCCCACAAAGTCATTGATATTATTAGAGATCATGGGATTACTATCACCCTGTACTTGTCCTTGACAGCCTCAAGCGTATCTTGAGCTTTCTGATCAAGCTCTTCGGTCCACTCTACCTTAGCAAGCTCACAGACTTTCTTCAAGTCATAACCGTCCACGCCAACCTTTTCAGCCCAGCTATCCGTGGAGATAGAGGTGTCAGCTGTAAGCGCAACTCGTGCCTTAAAGTTCTCCATTAAGAACTTAATCGAAGGCACCAGATGTATATCTGACCTGTGTAGATAGATATGATTCTCATCGTGTACATAGGATACAAGCTCGGAGGGTGTACCTTCTAGAAGCTCTGCTACTCGTACACATGCCATCTTGAAGATATCACTAGCCAGGCTCTGAATAAGGAAGTTGGTACCTTGGCGCTTAGCTTTGCCTTCCATGTACTTCAGCTCTGGGCGTTTCGTGCGCTTCACAGCATTATAGTGTGGTAGGTGCCTAATACGACCAAAGGCATTCTCTGCCCAGCCATTGTACTGCACAAACTTATTACTGCGTTGAACGAACCTCTTAATATGCCTATGCTTATCGAAGTAGTTGTCAATAAAGCTCTGGCATGCTTCTAGCCACGTTCTATCATCAGAGTCTTTGTGCTTAGCTGGGCGTGGGATTTGCTCAGTGAGACCTATTGCAGATACGCCGTAGATTATGGCAAAGTTAATAATCTTGCCTACCTTGCGGTAGTTCTCTATCTCTTTGAATCTACTATGCTTTTCGTCGCTATAGATATTAAAGCCATCCTCATATGGCACGTCAAACATCAAACAAGATGATTTCAAATGTACATCTTGTTTGAGTTCGAAGGCTTCTAAGAGCACGGGCTCCTGACTAGCATGTGCTGTTAGCCGTACCTCTATCTGAGAGTAGTCGTGGAATAGATAGATGAAGTCATCTTCCGGCTTCTCCTTAGGGAAGGTAAAAGCTCTACGAATAGACTGATCCCTGGCAGGGATTTGCTGTACGTTAGGATTACTGCAACTCATTCTAGATGTCTTCACTGCCTGAAGGAACGATGGGTGAATCACATTGCCATCGACAAGCGCCTCTTGTAGGCCGTCTACGAAGGTGTCCTTTAGCTTCTTTAGCTTCCTAAGCTCTAGTAGTATTTTAACAGCAGGTACCTTGGCGGCTACCTTAACTAGCACCTTTTGATCGGACTTTAGCTTACCGGTCTCAGTGAGCTCTGTAAACTCTACACCCATCTTCTGCAGCACAGGTATGAGCTGATCTGCAGAATTTAAGTTCAATGACTCTCCCCGTTCAATACCGCCACCTTCATGTAACAGCCGGAAGACTTCTAGTTCCTTCTCAGCTATCTTAATATTAAACTCCTGCTCCAGATTGGCTAAATAGGGCACGTTAATGCGCATACCGTGCTTCTCTGAGTTCTTTAATACTTTCGCGAACTTAAGCTCATTTACATAAAGCTTAGCAACGTTCTTGTTCTCTAGAATCTGCTGGATGCAGTAGTCATGCACACACCCCGTTAAAAAGGTGTCTAAGGCTGCGTACTTAGTCATTTCTAGTATAGGGAAATACCCATAGTGCACATCATCTTTAGTATGCTTAGCATACGGGTGGTTTGCTAAATCATTTTCCCTGATAAACTTCTTTATGTCGGGCTTTTTCCAAGCCTGGAACTTAATCTCACTAGCTTTGACTTTTGCAAGCTCATTTACATCCGCTGTAAAAGCAGCTTTACGAGCTTTAGCCTCAGCTGTACGCCAGTCGCTGACAGCTTTCTTTTCGGCGTCGGCATCCTTATCTACTAAGCCTGGGTGCCAAATACCCATGAAGTCACGCCAGCCGGAAGAGATGGTCTTTAATGCTCCTGGGGCATTTTCATCTATGAACTGCCACTCCAGTCTAGCGTCTCTAATCTGTGACTTTATGTATATATTATCAGCCTCAAACATCAAGCTATCAAACTTATAATTAAAGAACTTTAAGATAAGGTCTTCTCTAGCAAACAGCTTCTGTATGTCTGGACGCAGCTCATCCATGTCTAACTGTGGCGGCTGCTTTCCTCCAGTGAGGCTATCGCTGTGTCGTACAGGCACATACCAGTGGGTTAGTCCCCAGCCAAAGGACATCCCTACAATTCGGTCATTGCGATACCATTCAAAACCGTTGGTTTCAGTATCAATAATCAGCGATTTACGCTTCATCATTAAGGATAAAAGGTTCTCCCACTCAGGCTTTGTATGACAAAGCATGAGCTTGGAACCTTTTACTCCATCAAAGCAAGTATACGGGACTTGGTTAATTATATTGTAAGGTAGATCAGGAAGCATTATTTCTCTTTAAGTATGCGATTAATAGTAGTAATTGAAGTTCAATTGAGTTACTTGCATACGATGTCCAATCCCCGATTTTCATTGAATAAGTATACGCATTGGGATGAATCCTAAAATGCACGTAAGCTAACGAACCGCCGCCCAGAGAATGGGAAGATACCTCAGTAGGAATCTCAAAGTACTTAAGTAGGAAGTCAGTGTCTACTGCAAATGGCTCATATAGTTTTTTAAAAGTCATTGGGGATATTGATCATAAAGTCAGTTAAGCATACTAGTTGAACTTCAATAGTGTTTTCAGGGTAGGTTAGATAGCCGCCTATTATCATTGTATACTTATTCTTAGTATTAGTATTAGCGGCCTTAAAATACACATAAGCAAAAGACCCTCCATTCTTAGAATGGGAAGATATCTCAGTAGGAATCCCAAAGTACTTAATGAGAAAGTCAATGTCTTTCTTTACGTTATTCATACTAGAAATCATTGGTGATTTTTAGATATGCAATTAGGCACAGTAGTTGAAGTTCAATTGAGTTTCCATAGTTACCCTCAATGCCATTCCCCCAATCTCCTATTCTCATCATATGAGGATTACTATTATGATCAGAATGAAAATGCATATAGGCAGCCGAATAGCCGGTCTGGGAGTGGGAAGATATATCTATAGGAATCCCAAAGTACTTAATGAGGAAGTCTGCATCTATTGCAAACGGTTCAGACGGTTTCACGATAGTTGATGTCCTCTGTACCATGTAAGAACTCTCGCCAAGGGGTAAACTTGTTATCTTCTCTAGTTAGAAAGCCCCAATCACGGACACGCTTAGAAAAGTAGAACAAAGTCCAAGCGCCTTTTCTTTCATCCAAGAGAGTAGCACAATGAAAGTCAGCAAGCCCAAGCTTATTAATAGACCCAGG